GGATGGACAGGCGAACGAGGTAAAGCTGCCAGGAGGAGATGGAAATGCTAAAGAAGATAAAACATTATTTTAATAGAGTCTGGTGTGCATTACTAAATAAACAATGTTGTGATACTTGTGATTGTGACACTAAAAACATATATGGCACTGGTAAAACTGATTACGAGGGATTATGATATGAGTAATTCACACCCAAACTCACTAAAGAACCTGCGCCCCTTCACTCGTGAAGGTGCGCGCGCCGGCCAAAAAAATTCGGTTATAGCACGTAAAGCTAATAAAGAAGCGCGAGAAGCTTTAAAAGTAACTGTTAACGATTGGAAAGCTTTAAGAGAAGAAATGAAAGATGAAGTGCCCGCAGCATTAGATGTATTAAAAATAGCAATGACAAAAGCTTTAGCTGCTGAAGATATGGATGAAGCTACAAGGCTAGCAACTGTATTAGCAGAATTTGAAGCACCTAAACTACAAAGACAAGACATAACTCAAGTTACCCAAACTTCTGATATGACAGACGAACAACTACAACGAGCTTTAGAAGACATGGATTTAGAGTTTTCTGTAGAACCTAAAAATTTAAACTAATGGAGCCATACGAGGAATTAATGTGGAAGAAACCAAATCTCTACAAAAAGGTAGCAAATACAACGAATACGACGAAGATGGAGACGGAGTCGTTACAGATGAAGAACTCCGGCATGTCAAAGAAATTAAGGAAGTCGAACATAATCTACGGAAACAGCGTGCACAGAGACGAATGGCCACTTGGACACTTCTCGGAATGGGTGCGTTCACGGTGGTAATGTTTGTTATACCATTAGATAGAGTAACTGCATTATCAGATATTAGTAATTTATTTTATATTAGTGGCGCGGGTATAGTAGGCGCATATATGGGTACAACTGCTTATATGAGTAAGAAATAGAAAGGATCTCTTATGAAAAATTATCTTAAAACGTTTGGTACAATATCTTTAATGATTACAATTTTTTTATTTTCACCAGTTCAAGCTAGAGAAGGTGATCAAATATCAATAGTAGGCAGTTCAACAGTATTTCCTTTTGCAACAGTAGTTGCAGAAAGATTTGGTAAAAACACAGATTACAAAGCACCTGTAATCGAGTCCACTGGTTCTGGTGGTGGAATGAAATTGTTCTGTGCTGGTATCGGAATGGAACACCCAGATGTAACAAACGCATCTAGAGCAATAAAATCTAGTGAAGCAGAAAAATGCGAAAAGAATGGTATTACACCTATCGAAAGAATGATAGGCTACGATGGTATTACATTTGCAAATTCCAACAAAGCAATGCAATTTAAAATTACTAAAGAAGATATATTCAAAGCTGTATCTGCAAAGGTAATGAGTAATGGTAAGTTAGTTCCTAATGGTTATAAGAGATGGAGTGATATTAATTCAGATCTTCCAAAAGTAAAAATTGATGTGTTAGTTCCTCCCCCATCATCTGGTACGCGAGATGCATTTGTAGAACTCGTACTGCATTCTGTATGCAAGAAAGTTTACAAGATGCCCAAGAAAGGTGCAGACGGATATAAGAAAAACTGTTCTGCGTTAAGGGAAGATGGTCATGTAACTGAGGCTGGTGAAAATGATAATCTCATCATTGAAAAATTAAATGCAGACCAAAACAGATTTGGTGTCTTTGGTTATTCATTTCTAGACCAGAACAAAGACAAAGTTCAAGGTTCTGTCATAGGTGGTGTTGAACCATCAATGAAGACTATTGCAGATGGATCATACAAAGTTTCAAGACCACTATTCTACTATATCAAAAAAGAACACATGGGTGTTGTTCCTGGCATAGAAGAGTATGATGCAATGTTCAAGTCACTATCAATCTCTGGTGGCCCACTTGAGGCAATAGGCTTAATACCAGCTAAATAATAAAAAGGAAAATCATGGCTTTTAATTTATCACAACGATCATTTCAAAAACTAGTTGATGTACACCCTAGTATGGTAGATGTAGTAAAGTACGCTATAAAAGTAACTAAAATAGATTTTGGAGTTACGTTTGGAGTTAGAACTTTAGAAGAGCAGCAAAAGTTATTTGATGCTGGCAGATCGCAGACTATGAACTCTAAGCATTTAAAACAAGATGATGGGTATTCTCACGCAGTAGATCTTATGGCTTATGTAGATGGAGAAGCTTGTTGGGAGTTAAACGTATACGATGATATATGTGATGCAATGGCAAAGGGTTCAAAAGAATTTGGAGTAGCTATTAAATGGGGAGCTGCTTGGTCTGAAGGAAATATTGGTGAGTACGAAGGAACGGCAGAAGACGCAATGAACAAGTATATAGATTTAAGAAGATCTCAAGGACGTAGACCTTTTATAGATGGTCCTCACTTTGAGCTTATAACATAAAGATTGATTGAACCCAGGAGCGGATCATGGCAGAAGATAAAAAAGTAGTTGAAAAACCTAAAAAAGAAAAAGTAGAAAAAGAACGTGAGCTTCCTAAGGCAGGACAGTATACTGCAGTAGATTTAGAAAAGGCTGCAAAAATATATTCTCCTATGGGAGGTAAGTACTAATGCAAAGGTATGGTTATAAAGAACCAGTTACCGATGAACAACTTATTAATTTAATTGAGCAAGGTGTTCAAAGCAGTACTGGAGATTTCCTAAATAGTTCTGATCTCGCAAGAGAAAGATTAAAATCAACTTATGAATACGCAGGCGTAGCAGCTGATCACCTTTCTCCTCAAGGAGTTTCAACAATTGTAGATACTTCTACTACAGAAGTAATAGAAGCTTACACTGCAATTTTAACAGATCTATTTTTATCTAATCATAGATTAGCAAGGTTTGTGCCATATGATGATAGTCCTGGAGCTTACAAATCCGCTAAGGATGCAAGTGATATAGTTAATTACTGTATCTTTAGAAAAAACAATGGGTGGGAGTTTTTATCTTCTTGGATTAAGTCTTCTTTGCTTTGGAAGAATGCTGTATGCAGATGGGACTATATAGAAGATTATGATTATGTTTTTGAGGACTACGAAGAAGTAAACCAAATAACTCTTGATGAGTTACTGTCCGATCCTGAAGTAGAAGTAGTTGGAGAATTAAACTACAGAAATAAAGTAGCTGATATGGATAGTGAGGAAGGACAAGTAGAGTTAGTATATACTGACGTTAGAATTAGAAAAAGGCTAGATAAGTCTAAAGTAAAATTAGAATTAGTTCCACCAGAAAACTTTAGAATATCAAGAGATGCTACTGATATAGGCAACGCTCAGTTTGTAGGCATACAGACTCAGATGTCTAGATCAGAGATAAGAAAATATTATCCTGATGTAGTAGATAATATAGATTTTGAAAATATGCACGATACCTCCTGGTTGGGATCTGCAAAGTACTCTCAAGACGTAGCAGCTAGAAAAGCTGTAACAGGACAAGAGTATTGGCAAGGATCTGTTGAACAACAGGAGATACCACTAGAAGCAAATATCAATGTGAATGTAACTGAATGCTGGATTGAAGTAGACAGAGACGGAGACGGTATTGCTGAATTAAAACATATAATGACTATAGGTAATCATATCATTTACGAAAGTGATGTGGACGAAATACCGTTAGCTTCAATTGTTCCTATAGATATACCTTTTGAATTTTATGGTTTATCTATGGCTGACTTTACTAGAAGTTCAACCTTAGCATCTACAGCAATACTTAGAGGGTTTGTAGAAAACACTTACCTAACTAACTATGCTCCAAAATTAGCGGACCCTAATGTAGTAGACTTTTCTGCTCTTCAAAATATGAAGCCTAAGCAGATTATACCTACTAACGGGAATCCTCAAGCAGCTGTTTCTACTTTACCACCTGAAACAATATCAACCGGTACAGTACCTTTATTAGAACACTTACAAACTATTAAAGAGCAGGCCACTGGTATGAGTAAGACTGTGCAAGGTCTTAATGATACTCTATATGTTTCAGGAAATTCAGAACAAAAGTTTGCCGCTGTCCAGTCAGCAGCCCAGAAGCGTATTCAACATATTGCGCGGCGTTTTGCTGAAACTGGCTTTAAGCGGTTGATCGCTGGAGTCTACGAGACTATGCATAAGAACATGAAACGTAAAGTGTCTTATAGTATGAATGGTCTTCAAAAAACCGTAGATATGAACGCACTCCCATCTAAGATGGACGTAGAGATTCTCCTTGATATAGGAGAGAATAGTAACACTTCTAAGTTAACGAAACTACAAAGAATAGGTGCAGAAGTTCTTCCAGCTTTAAATCAGCAAGGTGCAGGTATAGTTATTAGACCTGAAGCACCTGCTGTATTAGCTACTCAGATAATAGAAGCTATGAATTTAGATAGTAACGATTTCTTAGAAGATTATAATACAGACGAGTTTAAAAAGAAAGCTGCAGAAGCTATACAAAAACAAAGTGAAGCAGCCGAAATACAACGGCAAGTTCAAGAAAAGAAAGCTGTATCAGAAGTAGCTTTACAAGAAGCTAACGTAACTTATACAAACGCTCAAGCTAAAAATACATCAGATGACAATGCTAGACAGTTAGCTGTCGCTATTGATAAACATTTTCAAGAGTGGGCAAACTTAAATATTAAGGCAACGAAAGAAGGAGCAGATGTGCCACCCCATCCTTCTTACAGCGAAATATTAATGATGGCACAACAATTATTAGGAGGAACCCAAAATGGGAACAGTAACACTTAGTGCTTTAGGCGTTGGTGCCGCTCAATCAGGAACTGTAACTACTGCTGCCGGCTCAGCTGCTGGAAGTATTATGGTTACTAATCACAGTGATGGAGCTATTACCTTCAACGTAGCTACAGCCGGAACAGTAGTACAATCAGGCATTAGTTGTGGACCTAAAGACTACACAATAGTAACAGGTCTTAACAATGGTGCACAAACATTAACAAGTGTAAAGACTTCGCACGGCACAGCCGCGCAGAGTGGTGAAATTATATACAATACACTTATCGCTTAAATGAATAAAGAAGCTATGATAACGCATACTGTTATGGTTATCGGACTTTGTTTATTCATTTATTATCTTGCTTTTTAGGAGAAACAAATGAACAGACATTTAGAAATTATAGATTGGTTTAATAACTACACCCCTTATACTATCGGCTTCGATAGATTGGTGGAACGATTAGCCGCAAATACTAACACGGATACTTATCCTCCGTTTAATATTATAAAGGAGGACGCAGAGAATTTTAAAATAGAAATGGCAGTAGCCGGCTTTGAGAGATCTGAAATAGAAATCACAGTTGCTGATGGTATGCTATCAATTAAATCTGCGAAAGAAAATAAAAATGATGATGATAAAATCTACAGAGGTATTTCTTATAGGAAGTTTAATAAGAAGTTCACACTAGCTGAAGATGTAATCGTAAAAGATGCATCGCTAGTTTGTGGGCTATTAACTGTTAAACTAGAGAAAATACTTCCTGAAGAGAAGAAACCTAGAACGATTA